TGGGTGGTTGATAAGCAAAATCGTTATATTTTTGATAATGTAGATTGGGACACGCTATCAAATAAGCATAAATTGTAGAGGAACTCAAAAAACTAAATAATATAGAGATAAAATAACCTTCCTTATAAGGAGAGAAAAAAATGGCGTTCCAACTATCACCAGGTGTAAATGTTTCTGAAATCGATCTTACAACTATTGTTCCTTCAGTAGGGACAACGGAAGGCGCCTTTGTGGGCGATTTCGTTTGGGGTCCAGCCAACAAGATCGTAAACATTACAAACGAAAATGAGTTAGTCAATACTTTTGGTAAACCTAACTCAAACACATTCGTTTCTTTCTTTACAGCAGCAAACTTCCTTGCATATGCACAGAACCTCAGAGTAGTTCGTGCAGCTAACACAGCGGTTGTTGTAAATGCCACCAGCGGCTCAGAGGCCATCGGTATTGATAACAGAGACATTTACGAACAAAATTATCTTGCTATTCCAAATTCTAACACCTATGGTATGTTTGCCGCCAGATATCCAGGTCAAATAGGTAATTCACTCAGAGTTTCTATCTGGGCCGGGCAAAACACAGTAGCTTATTCAAGTTGGGCATATTCTGATCAATTCGATTCTATAACAGGAACATCTGCCTATGTAGAAAACGTGGCTGGTGCTAATGACGAAATGCATATTATTGTCATCGATAGGCAAGGAAGATTTACAGGTGTTGCAAACACCGTACTAGAAAAATTTGCATATGCTTCTAAAGCTTCAGATGCAAGAAACGATGACGGCTCTTCAAACTACTATGTCAATGTCATTAATGAAAAATCTAAGTATATCTATATTATGAATCATGCAATGTCTTCAAACGGAACATCAGAAACAACACGTTGGGGAAATACAGCCGCAGCCACATCATTTACTCAAAATAGTAATGAATACACCTATAACCTTGCAAATGGTATTTTTGCCATGGCAACAGATGGTGATCTAGAACTCGGTTATGATAGGTTTGTCAATCCAGAAGAAGTTGACGTTTCACTGGTTATCACTGGTGCACACAGCAAGACCATTCAGCAGTATGTTATCGACAATATCTGTGAAGCCCGCAAAGATTGCATTGCTTTCGTTTCACCAACAATGGCCAATACAGTCAATAACGTAGGCGAAGAGACTTCTGATATCATCGATTATCGCAATAACCTTGGTCGCTCAACATCATATGCTGTTATGGATTCAACTTGGAAGTATCAGTTCGACAAGTACAACAATGTATATCGTTGGGTACCAATGAACGGCGATCTTGCTGGTCTTTGTGTTCGCACAGATTATCAGAGAGATCCATGGTTCTCACCTGCCGGCCTCAACCGCGGTCAGATCAAGAATGTTGTCAAGCTTGGCTGGAATCCAACCAAGGGCAACAGAGATGATCTATACAAGAATGGCATCAACCCAGTTGTAACTTTCCCAGGTGAAGGAACCGTTCTATTTGGTGACAAGACACTTCTGGCCAAACCATCTGCATTTGATCGCATCAACGTCCGTAGGCTCTTTATCGTTCTTGAAAAAGCCATTGCCCGAGCAGCAAGGTACTCACTATTCGAGTTTAACGATGAGTTTACTCGTTCACAGTTCGTTGCTCTGATTGAGCCATATCTTCGTGACGTACAGGGTCGTCGTGGTATCTACGACTTCCGTGTTGTTTGCGATACGACAAATAATACTCCTGAAGTTATTGATCGCAACGAGTTTGTTGGTGATATCTATATCAAGCCAGCAAGAAGCATTAACTTCATCCAACTTAACTTCATTGCTGTACGCACCGGTGTAGCCTTCGAAGAGATTGTTGGTAAGTTTTAAAATATAGCATAAATAATATAAAAAGGAGTTAAACAAATGGCTTTTAGAGTTCAAGATTTCAGAGCCCAGATGGTGACAGACGGTGCAAGGCCTAATCTGTTCCAATGCACACTAAACTTTCCAACACTTGCGGTTAATAGCACACCGGGAACTGGATTTGCTTCTGGTAACGGTGCAAGCACTAAGTTTACATTTATGTGTAAGACCGCCCAACTACCAGGATCTTCTGTAAATCAGGTTCCTGTGTTTTACTTTGGTCGTGAACTTAAGTTTGCTGGTAACAGAACATTCCCTGAATGGACAGTTACAGTTATTAATGACGAAGATTTCGTCATTCGCAAGGCTTTTGAGAAATGGTTGAGCGGTATTAATTCACATGCCGGCAATCTTCGTAACGCAGCCTTCGTACAGGGTGATGGTGGATATCAGCAAGACGCAACTGTTTTCCAATATGGTAAAACAGGAAGAGTTCTCAAGAAGTATAACTTTGTTGGCCTATTCCCAGTAGACATTAGCCCAATCGAACTTGATTGGGGTGCCAACGACACTATCGAAGAGTATGCTGTAACCTTTGCCTATCAGTGGTGGGAGAGCGATACAACAGACGCACTCACGAACGTCCGCCCTGTGGCCGGCTAATATATATTATTATGATTTAACGGGGAGAGTTTTTCTCCCCGTTTAACACCGGAGTAATAAATGCAAATATTCGGTTTTGAAATAGGTCGTGTAGGCAAAAAGAACCAAGATACTAATCAGCAAGACATTAATCAAAAAACATTTTCTGTACCTGAGAACACAGATGGCGCAGTAACCATCCAAACAGGTTCTTATTACGGAACTTATGTTGATTTGGATGGTATTGTTCGCAACGAAATCGAATTAATTACCCGTTATCGTGAAATGTCAATGCAGCCTGAACTTGAGTCGGCCATTGACGATATCGTTAATGAGTCTATTGTTAATGATGATGATGGTCAATGCGTTGAAATCAATATGGATAATCTCAGTGAACCAGATGCCATCAAAAAGAAAATCACCGAAGAATTTGAGTTTATTCTAAAACTACTTAACTTTGGCAATATGGGCCATGATATATTCCGCAGATGGTATATCGATGGTCGTCTGTTCTATCATGTTGTTATTGATGAAAAGAGCCCTGCCAAAGGTATTCAAGAACTCAGATATATCGATCCACGCCGTATTCGCAAAATCCGTGAAATACAAAAGACCAAAGATGCCAAGACAGGCATGGATATTATCAAAAAGCAGGTTGAATATTATCTCTATAATGAACGCGGTATTATTGGTGCACACTCTAATCTTGGTGCTAAGATTGCCATAGATTCCGTAGTTAATGTCAACTCAGGTCTCATGGATGCCAAGAGAGCCATGGTGCTTTCATATCTACATAAGGCCATCAAGCCACTCAATCAGTTAAGAATGGTTGAAGATGCTACGGTTATTTACCGTCTTTCCCGCGCACCAGAACGCCGTGTATTTTATGTAGACGTTGGTAATATGCCTACAATCAACGCCGAGCAATATCTCCGCGATGTTATGGTCAAGTACCGCAATAAACTTGTTTATGATTCTTCAACAGGTGAAATCAAGGATGACCGCAAGCATCTATCAATGTTAGAAGATTTCTGGCTTGCTCGCCGTGAAGGCAGCCGCGGCACAGAAATACAGACACTACCAGGCGCCATGAACCTTGGTG